TGGGGCCTCTGAAGGTGGGGTTCCTGAAGCTTGCTCTCTTTCTTCCCGCTGCTTCTTTTGCTCTTCTCTTAATTCTTCTTGTTGTTTATTACTTAATAATCCAATGCCACGATTCATTTCTTGTAAAGAGTCATTATATCTTTCTTGAAGATTAGAAAGCGTATCTGTGGGAGTTACATTTACAGCCAATTCTGAAATTGTTCTTTGCCAATTTGTAAGATCATGTCTATTTAAATACATATGTGTTTGCTTATGTTGCTCCTCAACAGCATCCATTTGTTTGTCCAACTCTTTTTGAATATCTTGCGCCAAAGAATACGCTTGCCGAAAATTTTTGAAAAATATACGCTTGCTCCAGCCAGACAACTTTCCCCCTACCCAGTCCCAAAGGCCAGCATGTTTCTCTATAGGTGAAGCACTTGCTAAAAGTATATATTTGTCTACTTGATTAGCATCCTTATATAATTTATGTTCTTTTAAAATATCTGAAAACTGTCCAGCTTGTTTTATTGTAAGCATTATTTTTTATCTCCTACCAAATTTTATCGTCAGCTAAATCTTCAGGATTCACGCCATCATCTCTTGCCCGTCTTCTCGTTTCCAAATCTTCATGCAGCTGCTNATATATTTCATGATCAATGCCTCCATAATTTGGGTCTTCTGGCTCCCAATGTGAATCAGGGAGCGGAGGAGCGTTATCATCTAAAAATTTTACAATCCTCTCTTTTTTTGGAAATTCTCCATGGGGAATGACAGAACTAGAGTTTACATTTTCATCTGCTTGAGGCCGAATTTCAGAAGTTCTTCTAACACTTTCTTCTACAAGTTTTTTTATATTTCCAATGCGTCTTTTAACAAATCTATCTTCTTCTATTCTTGCCCGTCGATTTTCTTCAGCCTCTTTTTCTCCAACTGCCTCAGGAGCACCCTCATATACATAGTCTAAATAGTTATCCAAAAGTTTTAGAGGGTAGTCCATCATTTTTTTTTCCAGATTTCTACTGAATGGCGTAATATCAACCCCTTTCTCCGTATGCCTTTCATATTGCCAGAATTCTGCATTTTCCATAATATCTCGAAAATCTCCTGCCACCCATCTTCTCAAATATCGTTCAGCATTTGCTTTTCCTTCGATGGCCATCCAAGGTTGTCCATGACAATATAGTACCCACACTCCTCGCTCATCTTCCTTTAAAGAATATTTTCCAGGATCTTCGTGTATTCCTTCTATTTCTCCAGCACCAGAAATAGACCGTGTTGCTCCTACATCATGTGGTGAAAATTTTTCATTACAGTTAGGACATGTCATTTTGGGAGGTATAAACATAGAGAATACTTTCTCATCTATTTCTACAGGCTTATTACAGCTCGGATTGGGACAACCATATGTCCATCCTTGTTCTGAGTCAACAAGCTTCTTTACTCCAGGATCTATAGATTCCTTAATTAGCTTATCTACAAATCTAGATTCTTTTTTATAACCTAAAATGTCCAATTTATTAGCCAATTTAATTAAATATAATATCATCTTTTACTCCCTTTGGTAGATTGTCTAACCAATCTCCCAGTTTCACCACAAAGTTTCTTTAATAGAAATAATTTAGCAGATAATTGATTGAAATCGGCAAGAACTTGCTTATATTCTTGATTTAATTTAAAATCCATAGATTTTAAAGCCCCAGGATTTCCCGCCATTTGATATAATTGTCTCCGCTTTTCTTTATATTCTTTATTTAATTCTAAACTCATCACCAAATCCTATTTTTCCATTCAGGCATTGTTTTTGGATTTTTGCCAGATTTGCGAATCTTATCAAAAATTTCTTTTAACTTTTTACATTTTTCCTCAAATGGTTCAACTATATCAGTAAGATATGCATGCTGTCCCTCACCTTCCCCAATCCAGTTTTCAAGATTCTCGTTTAAATATTGTTCTTCTTCAAAAGACAGACACACTTCTCTATTTTCATCAACAGATTCATTGGGTTCTATTATGGAAGTATCATCCATATCTATATTCTTAGAAATAGGTAATTTGCTTGTCCCAACAGAATAAGAAAGCACCACCTTCGCTCTTTCTTCGTGAGAATCTTTTGTGCCGCCAAATTCTTCATCTAAATATTTTTCTACATCATGACTTCCACCTGGAATAGATCCTCGATAATTGCTCTGAGCAAATGCGCGACCATAAAATAAATAATCGCCTGCACTTTCGGGCGCAGACTTTATATTTTGCATTTGACTGAGCGCATTAGACTTTCCTCTAATAGCATACATGGGTTCGCCCATTATCCATAAAATCCAAAGAGACTGATCGTCTTCCTCTTCTTGAATTTTTATAGGCTCGTCAGTTATATCTTCAACATTTTTCTCAACAGTGCTAAAAGTATTCGGAGCTTTACTAAGTTCTCTATAGGGATCATATGTCGTAACTTCTGGCTTTAATGCCGCATCCCACTCCTCTCTGCTTATGGAGTGTTTTATTAATTTATCTACAAAATTAGATTCTTTTTTATAACCTAATATGTCCAATTTATTAGCTAATTTAATTAAATATAATATCATTTATCATCTCCTTAATTACATAGGTGGACCAGCACCTGGGCCCATGTCAGGCGTCATACCGCCACCACCTGCACCCCCACCAAGTTCACCTGCTGGTGGAGGAGCCAATTCACCACCGCCCATACCGCCCATGTCGCCCATACCGCCCATACCGCCCATGTCGCCCATACCGCCCATGTCACCGCCCATACCAGCATCTGCACCGGCACCAGCGGCTGCGCCACCATCTGCTCTCTCACCCTCTGGAGGATCCTGTATTTCCTTAGAAGGATCAAGAGATCTGAGTTCTTCCAAACCATATCTTGCCAATGCTTGCTCTTCTCGCTGCTTAATAGCTAGATTAATAGATTCCTCTCTCTGCTTTCTCCTCTCTTCCTCATAATTTAATCCAAGACTTCTATACACAGTTTGTAATGAACACTGCTGTGTGGAAAGAAGACCAGTTGTCGATTGTAGATAGTCACTTAAATCATACAGATTCATATGATTCCACTCAATCTCAGGAACTATAAGTTTTTTCTCTCCGTCCTTATACTCAAAAAATCCTCTCATTTTGCTTATAGGAGCAAAAATTTTATTCACTAACCACTTAGCTATTAAATTTCTAAAATTAAAATATCTCTGCCTTAATACTTCCAAACCAATAGAGGCAGAAGAATAAGCAGAACTCTCAGTATCTACTACAGCTTGAGGAACCATTAATCCAGTATATATATTTTTAACAATAAGTTCAATATCACCAGCAACATCAATAATCCCTCCATTTGCCCCAACTCTCTCAATGGCAACACCAGCATGTGTAATAATTTTAAAATCCTTATCATACTGCGCCTCTTCCATAATCTGACGCCACTCTTCTAGATCTTCTGGATGCATTCGCGCATCGCCCTCACCAGTTCCGCCAACTTTTACTAAAGTTATTGGATTTATAAGACCATCTGCCTGAGCAAATTTAGCTTCTCTTAACTTATCATAAAGCATTAAATCCTTAAAACATGAAACTATAACAGATGTTCCACGAATATCATAAGGGCTTGAAAGCATTTTTAAATGAGAAGTGTTAAAATTGTCCAAAGGTATGTTTTGTCCCTTTCTAACATGATGTACAATTTCTTCTGGAATTTGTGACCTAATATGTTGGTCTGCTGGATGACCACTCATAACCAATCTCTTGAGGGCTTCGTCAGGTCTTAAAGAAATGATTGGATAACCGCCGATGGCTGCTTTCTTGACATGAACAAAATCAGGATTAAGAATATTTATTCTTTTCCATTTTTTTTCTGCTTCGTCTAAAACAGCATATGGGATCACCTCTCCAAGTTTCCAGAACTCAAGTGATAGCTCTCCCAGAGTTCCTAGGAGATCCATTTCTTCTACCATATCACTAAAAAATTGCTCAACTTTTGGATCAGAACATCTAATATTTAATTTAGATATGGGATAAGTTGCGTGTAATGTAATACAATTTCTAACAATTGGATGTAAATCATAAAAATTTCTATTCCATGTATTTATAGTAATTCTGTCTCTTGGCAAATTAAGATTTGCCATTGTAAATAATGGAGAATAAACTTCTGGAGCTAATCTGTCAGTTTGTGTGCCACCAGAATATCCGGCAGAATTAGATGTAGAGGAAATAGAAGCTTGTTTTCTGAATGAAAGGCTATGGGCAATAGCAGCTTGTGATGTTTTTCCTAAATAATTGGCAGCATTGCCAGAACCTCTAGATACAGATTGACTGCTATGTTGCTCATTCCAGTCACCACGACCGATATCGGGTAAATCCATATTTGTTGTTTTAGCATCAGGGACACCTTTTTTTAAAGTGCTGCCATTATAATTATTGCCACCTTCAGCTATTAAACCTTTTTCAATGTCTTTATTGAGCATTTGTTTTCTAACATCAGACAATTGTCTAGATGCTTTAGGACTAACACTCATTTTACCCAATTCTACATTCTTATTAACGTCTCTTGTTCCTCTTCTCATGTTTTCTCCTTACTTCAATCCAAATAATTGAGGCACTCTCAAATTATAGATAGTCTTTACCACTAGATACCTTTTTATTAGTTGATTTAAATATAACATCATTCTTTTACCGCATTTTAGGGATATATGCCAGAATTGGTTTTAAACTATTAGTACTTACAGAATTTGGATTTAATTTAAAAGCATGTGTTTTATTAAACTTATAAGCCACATAGGCACAAAGTAATGACATTAACCCGTCATTTGGCTCCTTACCCTTAATAAACATTTGATATGGAACACCGCCTCTTATAACAGTTTTGGATTCCATAGAGCAACAATGCTCAACAAACCAAGCTAATTGCTCATAACTTCCCCAAGGAATCCGAAACTTACCACGCCTAAAATTATCAAACATCTCGCCTAACCATTTGTCCTTGTCAACTACAACTTCTAGCTCGTCAGCATGATATTTAACACCATGAGCAACAGAAGCGGCATTTCGCACTGTTTGATATTTGTCACCAAAAATAGATTTTAATTCCATAGATAAGTCTTCAGCGTAACCAATATCACCCATTGCCAATCTTGGACGATATAATCTAAACATTTCTTCAACAAATTTAATTTTATCATCTATCTTAAGTTTTTTGAGTTTTGTAGCATATTCAATAGGATATAGGCCATCATGTTCTACGGCAAGTGCCGTCATGACAGAAAAAGATTGACCCCTTGTCGCTCCAGCTATATCTGGCTTCCCGCCCCAGTCAAACCCTAAAAATAATGTCTTATCTTCTACAGATTTTCTTTTCGTTATAATATGTTTTGGGTGTGTCCAAAGTCTATCTGGATCTCTGCAAGTAGTATAAATTTCATCAAAAGTAATTGGTAGACCTTCTCCAGAATAAAATTCTCCTAAAACTTCATTCATATAAGTAACTTCAGAATTCTCTGCGGAATTTTCCGGTTTTTCTTTTAGGACAGTCTCTTTTGTAAAAATTGGAATATATAATTGATTAAAATGAAAGCCAGTATATTTACAATTCTCTGGATCTGCCACTGTCGGAATCCATTTTCCCCTATCAATAGCCTCTAACTTATTCTGTTCCTCACCGCAATGAGAACATTTAACAACCATATCATAAAGCCATACTTCTTCCCAAGCTCCAGTATCTTTTGAATTATATAATTCAAAAAACTCATTACAAGCGCAACAGCCCAAAAAGAAATATCGCTTGTCAGATTTTTCCCAAATTTTATGAAAGTATGAATTTTTATGTCTTGGTGTTCCAAAGTATACTTGAAATCCTTCACCAACTGGGCCATACTGCGACCATGTTAAACACTTTTTTGCAATGCCAACAGCCTTTTCAGTCATTTTCTGGACTTCATCAAAAAAGATGCCATCAAAACGACGCCCTAATACTCTTGTTCCCTCATTTCCAATCGAATTACACCACCAGGAGTTTCCATCCTTAAATTGTTTAAATGTTAGGCTGTCCGTTGCGTCACGCGCAGAATCTTTCATCCATTCCATATAACCTAAAACTTTACCCGCTTTTGTAGGATGGTCGATAGGGGTAGAATTACGAATTGTTTTTTCTAACTTATCTTTTGCATAGTCATACATAAGTTCAAGCTGAGGAAATGCATGAAGTAATGAGATGGGAGATCTTTTGCCAAGTCCATAATTGCCTGAGCCCATTAAATAACAACCCAAATTAGTAGCCATTGTGGTAGCGGCAACCTGACGACCCTTAACAATAACAATTGGTTTTCCATCATCTGACATAGCTTTATATATAATATGTCTATATAAATCAGCCATGAATTTCCAACCATTATCAGTTATCTTGAACTCACGATTTTCAATAGTTAGATAGTTTTCTGAAAAAGAAACGGGATCTACTTTGAGAACTTCTTTTTTAAGCCAATCAAAGCTTTCTTTTTTTGAGGAGATTGTTGGCACTTACCACCTCGTATCATCAGCAAGGGTATCAGGATCTACATTATTTTTCTTTGCTTGCCGGTTTTTCACGACTCTTCTGGTAATTGCTTCAGAATATTCAGCCAAAATGCTATCTTCTTCCTCTTGCCCATCACCATCATCGGGAATGTTTTCTAATTGATCTATTATACTATCATAATGTTTTTCTTTTGGTTGCTCACCATGTTGAACAACGGACCCCGGTTTTAATTTTGTAGCCCCAGACAGTGGCAAAATTTTTGAAGTCTTATCAACTATTTCTTTTAAAATGTTAGAACCAGACCCAATATATTGAGCGGCCTCGCTCTCTACCTCCACACCAGAATCATCTAACAGATCCTCACTAGGACTCCACAAGTCCATTTTAGACCCCTGTATTATAGAATCAAGCACCTCTGAAGAGGGAGTGTGGTCTTCCCATTCATCCTGATATGCTTCAAGACTTATTCCAAGAGCGTCAGCCTGTTTTTGATCATGATCTGCTGGTAAACCTACCCCATAAAAATAAGTGGGATCATACCAAGCTCCATTTTTCCATTGTCTTAAAAAGGTTTGAGCATTGGGCTTCCCATCAAATGCCAATATTGGCTTTCCCCTCTGGTAAAGAACCCAGACTCCTCGCTCATTCTCTTTTAAAGAGTGTTTCCCAAAATCACCGCCTTTAGGATCATTTTGAGGAAACTCTCCAGCATTTGTAGATCTAGCCGCTCCAGCATCATGCGGTGAAAATTCTTCGTTACAGCTAGGACAGGTCATATTAGGGGGCATAAACATAGAAAATACTTTCTCATCAATATCCACTTCTTTATTACAACTCGGACAGCCATAAGTGTATCCCTGGCCTGAATCTATTAGTTTCTTAACTTGAGGGTCTAACGCTTTCTTTATTAATATGTCTATAAAATTAGATTCTTTTTTATAACCTAATATGTCCAATTTATTAGCTAATTTAATTAATTGTAATATCATAATAATCTCCTAACTCATATTACTTTCTGGCATATCAAACATTTGGCTATTAGCTTCCTTGTCAGCCTCTTGAATATCAGCACCAAAAAATCCGCCAGCCTCATCTACCTTAGGGGAACTATCTCTAACTTCTTGTATTTTTTTGCCAATATAATCCTTTAATTTTGAATTGCTCATATCAGCGCCCATCTCATTTTCCATCATGGCTTCTAAAGACATCGATGTTATATTCCCTCCACGCCCCTCAACAACCCTATCAATAAATTGTACAAAGTCGCGAAATTGGGGATCGTCAAGTATTCCCTCTAATCCGCCCTCTTTAGATTCCTTAGACTCTTTTTCTTTAGACTCTTTTTCCTTAGACTCTTTTTCCTTAGACTCTTTTTCTTTAGACTCTTTTGCCAATGCTAAAATTTTTCTATCTATTGCAGCAGCTTCTTTGTGTTTCCCCTCAATATCCAATTTGTTAGACATTTTTACTAAATTGTTAATTAATGATGTTTTTTTATTCATTTTTTCATATAC